ATGAGATCATAGTTCTACGTAAACTATCAAAATCATACGATTTGAAGTCCGCAGTTTTAAATGTTTGATATACTCGCTTCCAATCTTCAGCAAGTAATAATCTATTTTGTCTATCCGTTGTTGACATCTATTTTCCTCTTACAATGTATTTATTTAAACGAGATATCCGAGTACTTAATTCCTTAAGACGCAAAGCCTGCATCTTTGTCAAAACTAAATTTCATTTGTTCAGATATGTTGTACGGTAAGTATTGAAGTTTGCACTCAATTTGAATACCGCTCTCGTATTGATCAACAACAATTCCAGTTGCATTTATTCTCGGGTCACTGTTGATTATGTCTGTTACATTGGTTATAATTGCTTCTTTTAATGAATCTGTTAAAGGTTCAAACAATACGTCCCATATAATTGTTCCAAACTCAGGATTTTCAAGTTTTTCACCCTGTCTAATATGGAAGTGATTAAGTAAATCTTGTTTAATTAATCCAATGTCGTATAGTGCATAAGATTTGTTGTCTGGATTGACTGTGCTAAGGCCTTTATATGCTCTACCTTTTACAGGTGGCTGTTCCTTAACATTAGATTTTACTCTAACATTTCTTACTGTATTTTTCTCTAAACTACTCATATTAGTATTTATACACCCTTCTTAAAGGTGTCTGGAGTGTTGTCATAATCAAAACTTTCAGGTATAGGTGTTTCATTAAGTCTGTTTGTTCTTAGAGGTTTGTACGCAAACGGATCAACATTTTCATGATGTGGCCAAGGCTCGTGTTGTGGCAAACGCTTGTGCAACGATGTTAATGCAGTGTCTGTAGGTGTTGTGAAAGGTCCTCCGGGAACAACGTGTGTGGTTAACGGCGTAGCCGCGGTAGCGGTAGCGGCCTGCGGTCCATTCATATGGATATTCGGAGCGGTTTCTGTATGGTTACCTCCGCTGAGTATATCAGTAGGTCCGCCTGCTGTAAGTTTGTTTGCTCCTATTGTGTTTAGATCGTAATCTAACAATGTTGTAACTTGATTGTTTCCTGCAACATACGTTATCATATCTGTGTTTGTTTCGATCTGGATATCATCTTTTGACAACACATTAAAGTTACGTCCTGCATTTAGATTAATGTCTCTATCTGCTGTAATGTTTAAATCATTTTCAGTGTGCATACTAATACTATCTTTTGCATACACATCAATTTTACCATTAGAAGTTAATTCAATCCAACTGTTACCACTGCCATGATCTATGCGTATTAGATCTTCTGTTTGATGTAATAATATTTGATGTCCTGTACGTGTTCTAATACGCACAAGTTCGTTGTGTGGTACTGTGTAGTCTCCGCCCTTTTCACCCTTTTCGTGATTGACAAATTCCTTTTTAGTTGTACCTGCGGGACCTTTACGTAAAATTTTGTCATCACCGTCATCCATTACAAAACTTGTTCCGCCAAGTCTGTTAAAAGGAATTGATGCCGCCTGTCCTCCAGGACCGTATCCTGCTTTTGGTGCTCCAGGTCTCTTGTCATATGGTCCTGGTGTGTTTATACCAAACACCATACTTGGTAATTCTCTTCTTGCACTACTTGTTGTTAAACCTCTTGTGCCGTCTGCTTCAAGTCCTTGAGCAAACAATAAGTCCATCCATTCTTCGTTAATAGACTTTTTAAATTTTGTAGGATCGTTACCCTTATTGTCTACAAGATTCTTTTTATTAATTTCACCAACTACAACTTTGCTTGTTTTTGCTATTGCTGATTTTGCACCGTCTCCTTCGGCTTTGCCTGAAAAGAAACTTGTTGCAATTTTGTCTGGTACATTAAGGTTAATATAGTTGTCAGGTATACACCCAATCCAGTAACCCATGTTGGCCGCGCCTTCAACAAATGTTACAAGAACTCTACTTCCAACATCTGGTGGTGTCATCCACATACCGTATGCTTGTTGTGTGTATGCAAAGCCTTGGTTAGCACTAATACCGTTAACAGGAGTTTGTCCGTAAAATGGACTTGCATAGTGTACTTTGAATGTTTGGCCGCCAACATCATCGTTGTTTGCTACTTGGCCTTTGAGTAGTTGTACTTCAAGAGCTCCCATATAGTTAGGATCAAGATGTCCTACAACTCTTCCAATATATGGACCGGAGTCTAATTTGGCTTCTTGGCCTGCTGTACGTTTTTCGTTAGCCATTAAGTAAACACCCTTTGATCATTATTTGTTGTTCTGTCTGTGGCATCTTGAATTTCTTCTTCTTTACGCTTATCAGTACCTTGTGCGTTATCTGTTTTAATTTCTTGTGTTCCTTTTTCACCGCTGTCTGCTGTTGCTTTCTCAGACATTTGCGGTCTTTTCACAAGTTCAAGTACTTGTTTAAACTGTCCTGCGGCAAATTCGTTCTTAACACTAATTACCATATATAATCCGCTAAAGAAATCAACTGGCACAGTATCATCTGGGAATCCCATAATACCGTTATCTCTATAATCAATTGGTGTTCTAAATAATACTTCAACATCTACTTCACCATATTGATAATCTATACTTCCATCTGCATCAAGATTAATAAATTGTGTGTTCTCTGAGTTATAGTTTCCTATTCCACTATCAGCAATATAATAAGGGTCGCCCATGATAGTCATGTCGATTGTTAATAAGTCAACATCACTGTTTACAATCGCTTCGTTAAATCTACGAGCAATGTCAACACGCATATCATCAAGACTGACTGCACCTGCCGCTTTGGCATTGTTGTTACGATTTTCTAATGCTTTATTATTAACTTGTGAATCGTTGTTAGTAGGAGTCATTGTAGTTTTCAATGACGGATCTTCACCTTCTTTAGAACCGTCTGCAAGATTATTCTTTGGAAGTGTTCCAGGAGATACACTTTTAAAGAATGTATTATCAAGATTAATTTCAAGATCTAAAATATCTTCGTTTGCACCACTATAGATATAATTGTAACGTTTACAAGTTTGTATTCTTAAAGCGTTTAGTCCTGCTGGTGTTTCGTCTGGAGCAATAAATTTACTTTCGTGGACCATATAAGGTAAAACTCTAAACACATATATTCTTGGAGGCACACCTGTTTTCTTTTCTGTTTTTCTATCTGTGATATTAAAAACTTGTGTATCAATTTTAAACCAAGGACGCATACCTTTTACTGCTGGCGCATCAATAATATTTTTTCCATAATCACTTAAGATTATACATTCTTCAATAATATCTTGAATACGTGTCCCTGCTAAAAACTTAATTGTACCAAGTCCTGGATCTATTTGTAACTGTCCACTTGATCTTACCCAAACTTGTTTATCTTTGTCGTATGTAAACGAAGCATCTCCAAAAGGTTGATTAGTTGTACCAAGTGAATCAAGATTGAATATGTTTGCCAATCCAATATTGTTAGAATGTTTTGCGCCTGTTTGTTTGTCTGTTATATCTTGACCAAGTTGTGTAGTTGAAACTAATTTTTTAGTTTGTTCAGCCCAAGCCGCGAATGCCTCTGGGGGTGGTCCGCCTTGTGCAATCATGTTGTATAGTTCTTCCAGTTTGTCTACACTACTTTGTTTACGATCAGTTAAGATCGGTCCAGTGTTTATTTTTGATGCTTCTGATTGAGTTGCGGAGCCATCTGTAGCACCGCTCGATGTTCCGTAATAGTTACTGGAAAGTTTTCCTGCACTTGCACGTTCTTTAGGAAATACAACAAAGTATTGATTGGCTGTAAATATTTTGTCATCTGTGGCTTTTTTTGCTTCGTGAGCATTTAGTTCTTGTGCTAAACTTTTTAAGTTACTCTGTAACATTTGTTCTAAGTTTCTACCTGTCAGTGTAACGTCAACTGGGATACGCTGTGTATGATCTACTAATGCCGCTTCATTATATGCAACACCTTCGACTACATAAGAACTTCCGCCTTCGGTTACACTTAAATCACTACCAACAAGTTTAAATGGAAGATTCTTTGATCCTTCTGGAACTGTGTAAACTTTTCCATTATCATCGTATCCGATAAAATCAATAGTAAGTAAAAATGGAGATTCTAAATAGTTTTCATGTCCTGCTTGATATGACGCAAGTTGTAGAGTTTGCAAAAACAATCCCATACTGTAAGGTTCTTGAATTTCTAATCTAAATCCAACTGCGTTAGTTGAACCTTTCTTACGTGTAGGAGCAATAATAGTTTCAATTTCTAAACCATTAATATAGTATTCTACTTTTTTACCTTTTGATTCATATGCTGTTATAACTTTACTTTCTTCAAGTCCCCCGCCACTTTGTAAAATAGCATACTTTGGCTTTTTAACTCTATAAGATTCATCTGGATTATTAAGTTCTTCGTTAGTTAATGCATACAAACCTATTATGTAATTAAAACTTGAGTAGTTTCTTAAATTATTTGGTAACGGTAATGATAAAACTCTTCCGTCAGCAGTACGTGCTTGGTATTTGTCTGCTTCAGCAAACTGATGCGGAGACCCTGATTCGTCGGTCTTCATGCTATTCATGTTTGCTTGGTCTCTTTTTTCTTTATCTTTTACAGTGTCAACTTTTGAGGCTTTAGTGTCAATTACTTTAGCATCTTGTGTTTTAGTAAAATCGTCTACAGCATATACTTCTTTGTTACCTGTTACAACTGTGTTTGCTGGTGCATTAACATCATTAGTTTCGTAACCGTCGCCGATATCGTCGGGTTCACCTGTTGTACCGAATCTTTCATATGCTGTTAATTTTTTCTGTGCCACGGATTAGATCCCCAACAACGTTCGTAATCTACTACCCTTTGGAACACGTATCTCAGTACCAACTCTAAAATCAAATATAGGATCTTTTAGGATATCCATGTTACGCTGTGAGTATATCCACCACAACTTCGGATTGCCATACATGTCGTACGCAAGTAAGTCAGGTCTTTGATGATACTGTGCTTCTATCTCGTAAACTACATCATCTTCATCTGCAGGAACTGGTCTAATATTTAGAATATCTAAATAGTTCCCTCTTCTATTAAGTTTTGTTTTAGCCCACGGTGAACTTGACATTAAATAAATCCTTTATTATTTGATCCAAGATATCCACCTTTTGCAAATTTGTCTAAACTAAATTTCTCAACAAGTGCTCTTGAGTATATTGGTTGAATTGTTACAGTCATTTGACTTTCTGTTGGAACATACGATTTGTCGCCGGACGTGGAAGTAAGTTCATCGCCTGATATGTCTTCAAAATCTTTCCATTCTCCTAAGAATTCCATATCAACAGCAATGTAATCAACATCAGTAGGCATGTCAAGTGTAAAGTTTGTCACAATACACGGAACATCTTTAAACACATAATCTCCGTAGCCGTTTAATTTTACTACTGGAGGTGGAGCACCTTGATTAGTACCTGCACCATAAAACATTTTTGTAATTGATCTCAGATAGTGTAATGCACCTAACCAATATAAACCTTCTAAATCGTTTTGACAGTAAAATTGACCTGTAAGTGTCATAGCATCCACTTGTGAGTTCTGGTACGCAAAGAACGGATAATTACTATGTACAGGGGTTATTGCACTGTACGAAGCGGCATGACTCATAATGATTGTTGGAGTATACGGAAATGCAAGACCGCCTGTTGCTACTAATGGCTCTAATATAGGACTTTGTTGAAAGGAATCAATGTTAGGAACACTTAATTTAACACGCCAATCTTTACCATTAGGGTCTGACGCCCATTTTGCAGAAGTAACTTGTAATTCATCTGGTTCACCATCTTTAGGTATAGTACGTGAACGTATACCTTTCATAAACCCTTCGGCACCATCAGAGATTGCCTGCACACTATCACGTGCTAATTTCGAAATCTTGTCGACGGTAATACCGTCTTTCTTATTATCTATTGGATCGCTCATTTTATTTTGGTGTCCTATCTATAAAGTATTTATTGACTTTTTAATAAGAGTAGTTTATAATAAGAGTTCAAATAGGAGAATATCTTGAAAAAAGTAAATTATTTAAACAATAAGGACTTATTAAAAGAAATACACAAGTCCAAAACAACATATTGTAGTTATGTTGACCAGAGTTATGCTGACTTTGATATTATACTGCCAAGTATAGATAAAATTAATGTTCGCACGATTGCTGAAGCAAAACGTAACAAAGCCAAAAAATTAGGAACCGCAGAGTACGAAGCACGTAAACTTGCTGGTGAAAAAGTAAAACAAGCAGAGTGTGCCATTGATTATAGAAAAATGGAAAAGAATGAATTAATTTTTAGAATTATGTCATTTGATCATATTCCAGAAGAAAAAGGACGTAAAAAGAATCCAAAGACTGTAGCAGATACAAGAGTTAAGTTAAACTTTCCACCATTCCAACATTTTAAGTTTGATGAAGAAACACAAGAGTTATTGTGTGTTGGTAAAAGTCATTGGGAAGGTGGTATGGAAAACGGTGCGTTTAGTTTAAAGCATGGTAAGACTACTGAAAAACTTGCTCGTATGTGGATGAAACTTTGTGATCGTTATGCAACAAGAGGCAATGTACGTGGATACACATACAATGACGAGATGCGTGGACAAGCAATTTTACAATTAACACAAATAGGATTACAGTTTGACGAATCCAAGTCTGCTAATCCATTTGCATATTATACTGCGGCAGTAACTAATTCATTTGTTAGAGTTATTAATATTGAAAAACGTAATCAAAACATTAGAGATGATATTTTAGAAATGAACGACATGACTCCATCATTTACAAGACAGCAACAAGGTGAATGGGAAAGACAAGTCGAAGACCAAAGAAAAGCAATGGCGAAGCAAGAAGCAGAAAAAGGTATTAAGAAACCATTTGTTCCGCCTACTATCAAAGCCAAGGTGCCGAGATAGCCAAATAAGGTTGACTTTCATCAACAAATGCAGTACAATATAAAGAGTATAGTAATTAGAAGGAAATATTTTGTTTAAAAAATGTGCAGTATTCACAGATATTCACTTTGGACTAAAGTCCAATTCAGTGGCTCATAATCAGGACTGTGAAGCGTTCGTAGATTGGTATATTGAAAAGGCAAAAGCCGAAGGTTGTGAAACAGGCATCTTTATGGGTGACTGGCATCATAATAGAAATAGTCTAAATATTGTTACAATGGATTATTCAATCCGTTGTCTTGAAAAACTTGGTAAAGCATTTGAACAGTTTTTTTACTTTCCTGGTAACCATGACTTATATTATAAAGATAAAAGAGATATTCAGAGTGTTGAGTTTGCAAAGCACATTGACGGTGTAACTGTAATTGATGAAATTACAACAATAGGCGACAGTACTATGGTGCCGTGGCTTGTTGGTGAAGAATGGAAGAAGATTCCTAAGATTAAAACAAAATATATGTTTGGTCATTTTGAACTTCCTAATTTTTACATGAATGCAATGGTACAAATGCCTGACACAGGTGAATTACAATCTAAACATTTTGTACATCAAGATTATGTTTTTAGTGGACACTTTCATAAACGTCAAACACAAGGAAATGTAACATACATTGGTAATGCGTTTCCACACAATTATGCAGATGCATGGGATGATAAACGTGGTATGATGATATTAGAACATGGCGGAGAACCACAATACGTTGATTGGACAGATTGTCCTAAGTATAGAACTGTAAAACTAAGTCAACTAATTGATGAAAAAGATTCATTACTAAAAAGTAAAATGTATCTAAGAGTTACACTTGATATTAACATTAGTTACGAAGAAGCAAGTTTTATCAAAGAAGAATTTATGAGGAACTACAGTTGTAGAGAACTTACATTAATTCCAAGTCAGCAAGATGACGAAATAAACAGCGACATTGACATTACAAAATTTGAAAGTGTAGATCAAATTGTTGCAGAAGAAATTAATGCTATTGATTCAGAGAATTACAATAAGCAAACACTACTAAACATTTACAACGAGTTATAGAATGATATTAATTAAAGACCTAACAGTAAAGAACTTTATGAGTGTGGGTAATCAGACTCAAGCAGTTAACTTTAATAATAAGCAATTAACCTTAGTCCTTGGAGAAAACTTAGATCAAGGTGGTGACGACAGTGGGTCACGTAACGGTACAGGTAAGACCACAATCATTAATGCATTATCTTACGCATTGTATGGTGTGGCACTAACTAACATTAAACGCAATAACCTTATCAATAAAACAAATGGTAAAGGTATGCTTGTTACTCTTAACTTTGAAAAGGCAGGAGTAAATTATCGCATTGAAAGAGGACGTGGTCCTAACTTATTAAAGTTTTTCATTGACGATACAGAGCAAGACATTGAAGATATGAGTCAAGGAGATAGTCGTAAGACTCAAGCAGACATTGGCGAACTACTACAAATGAGTCATACAATGTTTAAGCACTTGGTTGCATTAAACACATACACTGAACCGTTCTTAAGTCTAAAAGCAAACGATCAACGTGAAATCATTGAACAGTTACTTGGTATTACTATACTTTCTGAGAAAGCAGAAGAATTAAAAGTAAAACAAAAAGAAATTCGTGACGCTATTACAGAAGAAACTGCACGTATTAATGCTATACAAACAAGTAATGATAAGATAGGCGAAACTATTAACAGTTTGCAAATTAAAAGTACTGCTTGGAAAACGCAAAATGCAAAAGACTGTGAACGCTTACAATTAGGCATTGATGAATTAGAACACTTAGACATTGAACAAGAACTTTCTAATCATGAATTACTTTCTAAGTGGGAAGAAACTGATACTTCAAGAAGAAACTTAACTAAAGAAAAAGCAACACTTGAAAGTGCATTATCACAAACAGATAAACAGGTTGCAAAAGCAAGTGGAGAACTTGAACATATTGATGAAGCAAAATGTCATGCTTGTGGACAAGACTTGCCAGAAGAAAAGATTGACGAAATACAAAAGAAATTAGAAGAAGAATATGCTGACACAATGTCCTACTTAATGGAGATTGATACAAAGTTTCAAAAGGTACAGGCTAAACTTTCTGAATTAGGCGAAGAACAAACAAAGCCAAATACATTTTATGAAACTGCAAAAGAAGCATATGAACACAGAAGTAATGTTGACAATTTAAAATCAGCACTTGGTGCAAAAGAAACAGAAACAGATCCTTACGTTGATCAAATTGACGAACTAAACAATAGTGCTATTCAAGAAGTTGATTGGAATTCAGTTAACGATCTAAATTCAATGAAAGAACATCAAGACTTCTTGTACAAACTATTAACAAATAAAGATAGTTTTATTCGTAAAAAGATTATTGAACAAAACCTTGCATATCTAAACAACAGATTAACAAATTACTTAGACAAGATAGGATTACCGCACAGTGTTGTATTCCAAAACGACTTAACAGTATTAATTACACAACTTGGTCAAGACTTAGACTTTGACAACTTGAGTAGAGGTGAGCGTAATAGACTTATACTTGGTATGAGTTTTGCATTCCGTGATGTATGGGAAAGTTTATATCAGAATATTAATTTAATGTTCATTGATGAGTTGATTGACAGTGGAATGGATACAGCAGGTGTTGAACAAAGTCTTGCAATCCTTAAGAAGATGGGTAGAGAACGTAAAAAGAATATCTATCTAATATCACACAAAGACGAATTACAAGGTCGTGTGCAGAATGTACTTAAGGTTGTAAAAGAGAATGGCTTTACATCATACGCAAACGATGTTGATATAGTACAATGAGCATTGAAGACGATACACATGACAAGTTAACCAAGGCATACTTGGAATATTACAAAGAACTTGCATTATACCAGAAGCACGGTGGAGAACGCACTATGCAATCAAGCCGGAAATGGCTTAGAGAGATACGTAGCCTTGCTAAAATACGTATGGACGAGATTAAATCCGACTTTGATGCCAAGAAAGAGGCGAGGAAAAGATCGTAACAGTAAGTAAGTTCATGCAGTGGACTTATAAAAGCAAAGAAGTAAAAGAAATCCCAGAAGACGTAGAAGGATTTGTGTACATAATCACAAATCTTACTAATAATAAAAAGTACATAGGCAAGAAATTAGCAAAATTTAAGACCACTAAACCACCACTTAAAGGCCGGAAGAACAAACGCAGAGGTTACAAAGAGTCAGATTGGCGTGACTACTGGGGAAGTTCAGACAAACTCAACGAAGACGTACAAGCATTAGGCACTGATAAATTCACAAGAGAGATACTTTACTATTGTAACAGTAGAGGCTTGATGAGTTACCTTGAGGCAAGAGAACAATTTGAACGCCGTGTGTTAGAGAGCGACGAATATTACAACGGTATTATTAATGTTAGAGTTGGCGGTTCAAAAATTCTCCGAGAAGCACTAAACAAACTATAGGCTATATACAGCACATAAGGTTAGCAGGCCAGTATAATATACTGCTGAGTAAAAGGTCCCGTGATAAGGACACTCGTACATATTGATCGACTACCCAGAGGTAGGAAGCCAACAAACAAATTGGGCTCACTGGTTGATATAGATTGAATGCTGTCAATTGAAAAACACAAACACAGTACATAAAAACTCTTTAGCAATAGGAACGAAGCGAGAGGTAGTTGGAAACAACGATGTCGACGTAGGTTGGGAAAGGTCAGAGCCCATTGTACTTTGTGTATAAACAAT